AAAACGCTCGAAGAAATTGAAAACGCAATAGTCCGTTACGAAAAGAAACTTGGCTTAAGAATTACACCACGAATTGTAACTGCATTCGTATGAATCTAAAAAATAACATAGCGAAGAAATTTGGTTTTACTCCTTCAACAGAAATTGATGAATTAAAATCTTCATTTGAAAAACTCAATTCTCAATTCTCAATTCTCAATTCTTCCCGCTCCTTCGCCGCCGCGCAGCAAACAAATTTAACTTCCGATTGGAACGACATCTTCGACACAATCAACCAATCTCTAAATAAAGGTTTGGTACGGCTCCGCAACAGAAGCCGTCAGCTTGTTCAAAACGATCCGTGGGCAAAAAAATATCTTTTCATGCTTCAGAAAAATGTTGTGGGTGCCGATGGATTTATTCTCCGCAATAACGCAACCGAATTGAAGCTTGATGAAAAAGAGAAAAAATGGAAACGCGAATATGATAAAGTAGCAAACCAGATCATCCAAGAAGCTTACGATGATTGGACTCTTCCGGAAAACTGCGGTGTAACGGAACAAATTTCTTTCCGTGAAATGAATAACATCATCATTAAACAAATTGCCACAGATGGTGAAATACTTATTAAGTTGGTCCGTAATACTGAATATAAATATGGTTACAAAATTCAACTTGTAGAAGCAGATTATTTAGATGAAAGTTTTAACGGTACACTTCCCAACGGAAACATTGTTGTACTCGGCGTGGAGATGACTACATACCGCAAGCCGGTTGCATACTGGCTTCGCACAAACAATCCTTATAATCAACTCATGTACGGCTCATTTTTAAGCAGTGGGAAAGAACGGATTCCGATCTATGATAAAAACGGAATGCTTCAAATTAAACATTTATTCGTTCAAGAATCTTGCAGTCAAGTTAGAGGCATTCCTTGGTTTGCACCGGTTGCAATACGCGCAAGAATGCTCGGCGGATATGAAGAGGCAATACTTATAGATGCACGTGTAAGTGCGAACAAAACAATCAAGTACGAAAAGAAAGAAAGCGCCGGTGATGTTCAGATTAACACTGCTAACGTTGCCGGTGGTGTTAACGCAAAAAATTCGGATGGCACGGATAATAAAAATGTAATCTTTCAGCCCAGTTCTCCGGGTGAAGCTCTTGTTGTACCGGACGGATATGAAGCCGGTGTGATAGATTTTAAATCTCCTTCCGGCAAAGAAGGAGAATTTCAAGCATGGGCGCTGCGCGGTATAGCTAGCGGTCTAAATGTTTCTTACATCGGTCTAGCTAATAATTATGAAGCAGTTAATTACACATCCAGCCGCACAAATCTTTTAGAGGAACGCGATACGTGGAAAGATCTTCATGCGTGGTTACGCGATCATCTTCTCAACTGGAATTATGCAGAGTTTCTAAGAATGAGTTTGATGACTCAGGCAATTTCACTTCCGCTTTCAAAGTTCGAAAAATTTAACAAACCGTGGTTCCAAGGACGAGCTTGGAAATGGGTATCTCCAAAAGATGAAGCCGAAGCAATTCTTCTAATGCTTGCGAATGATGCATGGCTCTTTGAAGAATTCCTTGCCGAGAATGGATGGTCGCTGGAAGAATTTATTGATAAAAAGAAAAATGAGAAACAAATGTTTTTAGATGCCGGACTTGTTTACCCGGGAAGCAATTATAAACAAGTTACACCGATTCAAACATCGCCGGATACAACCGCCGCCGCGCCTAAAAATGGTAAAGCAAAAGATTTTGTAACACAGATTTGAAATCTATGCTATTAAAAAATAAAAGGTGGAAATATGAAAATAAAAATTGAAGGACTTGAACCTGATAAACTAAACCCCCGCAACTTTGGCGGAATGTGCAGCCGCTCTGCCATTGTTCATCGTGTTGAGGGTAAAAGGGAAGATGGCGGTATTGCAACCGTTGCAACAACTGAAGCGCCTGCTGTTGTAGTGGATTGGGAACGCTGGGATTATGTTCGTGAAATTTTACCAATGCGGTATTGTGATCTTCCAAAAAATAATAAAACAATTTTGCTCGATGCTCACAGTAGAACGAGTGTTGAAAATGTTCTTGGCAGTGCACGCAATTGGAAAACTAACGGATCAGAATTGCTGTGTGATATTTATATAAGCGATGCCGAGGAAGATGTTAAAAAGAAAATTGAAGAAGGGCATATTGATTCTGTTTCAATTGGCTATCAAACAGATCCATCCCGCACGGTTGAAATTCCAAAAGGACCGGTGGTTACAATTGACGGCGTTGAATATAAAAACGAGTTTGATGATGATATGCCTCTGCTCGTTAGAACATTTTGGAAGATCAAAGAATTATCTCTGGTCCCGATAGGTGCAGATGAAGCGGCTAAACTAAAACGCTCCGCACAAAATGGTATTAGATCCGAAGATTCAGATTTACAAAAAAAATTAGATGAAGCTACAAACCAAATTAAAAGTTTGGAGAATAGAATCACAATCAATCAATCAAAAGGAGGTCCCGCAATGGACGAACCCACAAAAAAAACACAAGACCAGCTCCGCGCTGAAGCTATTGCGGAGATCTTGGAAGCTTCTGAAAATTACGGCGCTTCCGGAAAAGACTTGGCTAAGAATTTAGTCAAAGAAATTCGAAGCGGTAAAGAAGTAAATGATAATACCGTAAAAGAATTTTACAAATCTGCAACCGATCTTCTCATCAAAGACGGCGGCACTGCAAACAAACCGGTATCATTCATGGGTTTGAATGATGGCGAGTTAAAAAGCTATTCTCCAACTAAAGCCATACAAGCCTTACTGCGTGGAGAGACAAAAGGCACCGAGTTTGAAATCAGTGATGATATTCAAAGGCGTACAAAATTGGAACTCGGCAAGGGTGAAATTTTCGTTCCGGCGGATTATTCGAACATTGGTCTTCGTCATCTAGCCCAGCGTGCTCACTCCTACGGTACGGCGGCTGAAGGCGGATATTTATCAACTCCAGATTTCCGTGCTGATCTTTTAAAAGATGTTATTATGAACGAAACAGTTCTTGGACGTTTGGGTGCAACTGTTATTACCGGTTTACGCGGACAGTTTCAAATGCCTAAAATTGTTAGTGGTCTCTCTCATTATGTAGTCGCAGAAAATGCCGCTGCAACTTCCACTTCTTACATCGTAACCGGTCTAGAAACTGTTGAACCCAAACATCTTGCCGGTGATACGCAGTTCGGTCGTTTATTGTTTATGATGTTGGATCCGGCGCTCGGCGGATTTGATACAATCTTGATGAATCAATTACTCAAATCAAGAAATGTTAAACTTGATTATCTCGGTATTAACGGAACCGGTGTTGGAATTGAACCGAAGGGTATCTTGAATCAATCAGGTCCGGCTGCACCTTCTCTTACACAGGTCAGTTTCAAAAATCTTGTAAACATAAAACGCTTGATTGCAAAAGCAAACGGTTTGAAAGAAAACATGAAGTTCGGTACATCCGTTGATGTTGAATGTGTTCTTGAAGTTACGCCTAAAGAAGTAGGGCAGCCGTATGGTTATATAATGCAAGATGGAAAAATTATTGGTTACAATTATGAATCTTCCAACCAGATACCGGATAAGGTTACAATGTTCGGTCTATGGCCGGAGTTCTTCCTCCTTAACTGGGGAGTTGAAAAACTTACCGTTGCAGATCAACCGCAGCATAAAAATGATGTTATCGAAATTTCTCTACATTCTTATTTCAACTTTTTCTTGAGAAGTTCAGAATCATTTGCAATTGCATCGGATACGACTGTAGATATTTTTGGTGTATAGTAATTACAAGGGCGGCAGTGTAGCCGCCCTTTAAATAATTTGTAAAAATTTTATAAAAGGAGTTTTCAATATGATACTGCAAGAGCCAAGACTTACACCGTGGAATGAGAAAGAAGTAAACTCACCGGAAAAATTTAAGGTGTACAGCCCATGCCGCATTAACACTGAAGATGGACGGGGTGCAAAACCTTACCAACGCGGTGAGGAAGTAACTGTATTCGGCAACACAAAGAAAGATCTTTACTTCCAAAACAAAATTATGTATTCAAAAGATTTTGAAGATGTTGACG